AATGGGTATTAACTTTTTATCTCCAGCTTGGAAGCCGTCCATCGCTTTTTCTTCTTCAGTTTTATTTTTGAAAATAGAAAAACTTGTACACAGCCATATAAGTCTATCAGAACCGCTAACAGCATCCGTCGATTCTTTGGTGATGCCGTCCCTGTTAAGCTGTACAAAAGACAAGCATGCGACATCATACTCTACACAGAAGTTGTGCAACTGAGTAATTTGAAAACCCAAGACTTGGAACTCTGCTAGGTTGTTATTGATGCTTTCTGAGGTCATCAGCTTCAAATAATCATAAATAACCAAACAGTCGTTCAGCCTTCCGTTTTCATCATACCCAACATTTTTTAAAATCCATCGTCTGGCGATTGAAAGAGTTTCCTCAAAAGGTCTGCCAGCGATACTAATGTAATCATACGGTATGTCTTTAATCTCTTCTACCGCTTTGTGAACCCTGTCTATTTTTTCCGGCTCATCTGCGAACTTGCCTGTTGCTATTTCATTGATCGGGACATCGCTTAGATTTGCTACGATTCGGTTCCAGTGATCCTCTTTGCTCATTTCAGTGTCTAGCATGAGAACTGGAATCCCTAAGCTCTTTGCAACGTGCATTGCCACATTGTCTGCAAAACATGACTTACCAACCTTTGGTCTAGCAGCAACGAGATCTACGCACTTGCGCCTCAGACCGCCTCCAATAGACTTGTCAAAAACTGGGAACCCAGTGGGAATGCCCATACTGTCAGACTTGTTGCTCTGAACATGTTCAATATAATCTAGTAGGGAATCACCCAAAGGCTTAGGGGTAGTGTCATCCTCGCGCATGTAGGACATGCATATTTCTTGGATGGGGGTCTCTGCAATGGATAAGATTTCTGTGATAGTTTCATCTCCAGAAATTTCATCTAAGCCCCTGTAAATATCCCTCAACTGGTTCTGCACGTTTCTTGCAAATTGCAATCTCCTAATCTTTTCAGCGTGAGACCTTACATTCTCAAGATGGATCGGAGTGTTGATCACGCCATTGACATGCTTCATAACATCGGGGCGTTCAACATATTCATTCAGGTCCAAGCTTTTGGCTGAAGATAAAATGTCAGGAAAGCCTATGACTTCATTTTTTTGCAAGGCGTCAGAAACGCACTTGAATAGAATTTTATTATGATCTAATGTGAAAGTCTCTTCATCAATTAAAATTTCCACATCCACAAAACAGTCTACGCCATACTGAATGATCCCAGCAAGCACTGCGCGTTCTGATGCAATATTTTTCAAAGAGCTTTCTTTTGCCACACTATCCTCCAAATTTCTTACTTACACATCTATCGCAAACAAAGTTGTCCTTTTTGAACATAGGATGCGTACTAACTTTTTTACCACAGTTTGAACAGCTCAACTGCACAGAGGCATAGGATTTCCTAGACCTCTTGGATCTGGGAGTGCTGTCGTCTATCTTATCATACCCATCAGGTTTGTCAATATCTAAATTTCCCATATCCTCAAATCGATTGTGGACAAACACAGGAGTTCTGGAGCGCTTTTGCTGATCCATTATAAACTCGTCATCGACCTTTTTCTTGGGAGTTTTTTTCTCAGCGGGTTTTTTCTTTTTGGGTCTCCCTCGCTTCTTTTTGACTGGTTTTTTTGGCTCTTCTTCTGTATCGGAAACGGACTGAAGAACCTGAACCATATTTTGCAAATTGCCCAAAAGTTGATCCATTGTTTCTTGATTGATCACTATTTGTTTTTTTGTCATGAATAGTTCCTTTTTTTGCCTAGATCTTGTAGGAGGTTAACCCTTTTCTTGATATCTTTACACTGCTCGATAACTATTGTATAAGCTGATTCAAGTCTGATTCTACACTTCTCTAATTCTTCAGCGTAAGAATTTCCAGCGATGATTGATTTCTTGATTACCTCTTTTGGAGCATAGTTTCCAGAATAGTTATTCCACAACCTGCTGTATAAAAAATTTAAAGCCTCATTACACCAAGATAGATGGCCTGCTATTTTATCCGCCTTCTTTTGCAGGAACGAGGCGTAATTCATCAAGCATAAGGCATTAGCAAAACATTCCTCTGCACTTAAGTCTAAGAATGCCTGATAATCCATTTGCAGTATGAACGCATCCGAGCCATTGTACTGGGGGTCAGGAATATGATTTTCTTTGCAGTAATCATCAACCCATGCTACAAATTTGTTTAGTCCCTCGATCTTGCTTGTGATATCATCATCTTCCATTGTTCTTGCTCACTGTATGGTAGTATGAGAATGTCTATGTCGTTTAGGCGACACCACTCTATTTTGTCTTTATCTCTTTTTTGAGATTTGAAAAAATCTGCTTTTGATTTATGAAAGAACGAGCAAAACTTGTAATGCTGCTCGCCATGAACCTCGACTATCAACATTACTTCCGGTATGAAGAAATCAGCATAAAGCAAGGATTTTCTTGCTGGCCTTTTTGACCCCGGCAGCGTGACCTCCTCGTAAATAGAATACTGGCTAAAATAGTCACTAAGAATCTTTCTGGCCTGAATGTGGTATGACGACTTGTTGGATCTCGATTTTCTAAATCTGTTTTTTGTAAAGTTAAACTTATGATCCCTGCCGTCGAATCCGACGACTCGCATCATGTGTTTAATACCTCTTTAACTTTACTTGACAGAGTATTGAAAATATCAGGTCTAGATTCTAAGAACTCGTATACCTTTTGCTGGCCTTGGAATTTAGGAGGTTCTTGAAACTCTTCTGACCCTTCTAAGAAATCCAGTGCATACCATGCTCCAGATTTGTCAATTATAGAGAAGGATTCCGCCAACTCTATAATTTCTTTATTTTTATCAATGCCTTTGCCAAATTTAATGTAGCTAGTGCATTCGTTGCCAGACGCTCCGAGAGCGGAGCAATTGATTTTCCAGTTTACCAACTGGCCTATTTTGTTTCCATTTTCTTCCCAAGGCTCAATCCTAGCAATATCCATTCTTGTGTCAGCCTGATACTGAACCATTACGCCACAGTCTGGAACTTTGACCTTGCCGTATCCGCTAGTGTTGGTGATATAGTGTGTAATGATCAAAACAATGATCTTGTTTTTTACAACGACTTGTGAGTTCTTTTTCACCCAATGCGAAAGAAGCTTAGGCAGGCTCGCACGAAGAGAAGCCGAAGGATCTTCTTCCAATTCAGATCGAGGCACAAGAGATGAGCATGAGTCAATAACACACACAGCTCCTTTGTTTTTTGGCATCTTGATCATCGACTCGCATATTTTCAAGAAGTCTTCTGCCGACAATTGGTCTCCATCTTCAGGACCATGCACAACCTGAATCTTTTCTAAATCAAGACCTTGCGTTCCTTCAAGGTTGTATGTCTTCAGTCTGCTTTCAGCGTCAATATAAATCACTGGCCGGTCTTCATCCTGCGCGTTTTTGCATATTTGCAAACAGGTTGTGGACTTGCCCGTCTTTGGGTCTCCGCTGATTAGATTCCAGCTACCTTCCAGCATGCCACCATTTAGAGCCAAATCCAAAGCTGGACTGACGCTAAGAGTTTTTAAATCCCGCTTGGAAGCAACAAGATCTATCCCTGCTGATATAACCTTCCCAAATTCTTTTTGAATAGCCTTCTCGCTACTCAAGTCAACTGGCTTCTTTTTTTTGCTCATAGACCTCTCAACTTGTTTTTACCAAAACCAAAAGCCTTTATTGGCTTGCTTTCTATTATATCCGAGTTTTCCTCAAAAGCCGTCTCTTTATCTTGTTTTTCAAACTTTTCTATGATAGGTATAAGCTTCTTGTCCTGCAATTTGTGGATATACTTAGACTCAGGAGCTTTGATAGCTTTTATTATCCAATTAGCTTTGTACTTTTTTAAGAGTCTGCCAGCCTGAATAACTTGACCTTTGTACGGACCTGTGTACTTAGGATCGGTCCAGAATCTTTCTGGGCACTTGCCAGAGTTAAAAGCTTCGTTCCTCTTTTCAAAAACAAGCTCGGTTATATAATTCGCAGGAGTTACATAGCCCTCTTTGTAAATTGATTTGTAAGGCTTTTTCTCACTAGCGGAATTTGTGGATGTGCGGCGCTTTTGTTTCACTGTTGTTGCTCGCAACGGGTTTTTTGTTATTGTCGCCAAACTCTGATGCGTTTTGCGTCATCACGACAGCTCCGTATCTTTCATTGCGACCGAACATGTCACTGGCCTTGGGCTTGCTTGTTTCCTGCATTTCAGCAGCCGTCTGCTTGTACACCTGCTCAACCAAAGCCACTGGCTTGATTACGCTTTGGATCTCTTCCAGAGAAACGCCGTCTCTGCATTTTTGCTCCACATAAAACTTTTCCACTTCAGTAAGCTCTGACTTTACAGTCTGAGCGGGTTTAGCTTTAACGGTTTTTCTTTTTTTAGTCATCAAGGTCTCTCCTGCACATAGTAAAGTATCGTGAATTTTTTTCTCGTAAGAACTTAAGATAGAATCTGGCAGCTTTCGCTCCAACTCTTTTTTGCTTTAGATTGTGGTAATTTCTAAAAAACACATTGTCACCAAGAGGATTTACTAGCTCGGATTGATTGAACATCAGAAAGTATTTGCTTCCACGATCAGTTCTAATCTCCTTCATGAAAATAAACCTTTCTTCCTCAGAGACAGTTTTGCCATCTTTGTCGTAAAGTATAACTTCTTCTTGGCCTTCAGCCCTGTCTTTGTCAACTATAAAATCTTTTTCATTCATCTAAAACCTCTTGTATCTTTTTAAATTTTTCTTGTATTACGTCCACCGAATCAGATATTGACTCGGTGGTTTTGCTAAATACTAGCTGGTTCGGCATTCCAAGCGACTTCGCCACATCCAAAGGAAATGCCTGTAAAAAACATACACCATTATTGTCTTTGCCGGTATGGGCCGTGACAGTAATTACTACTTTTTCAGCCATTATCAATATACTTTCTCTTTTGGGAGTCTGTCATTTTATTTATATTGCCGTAAAGTTCTTTTTTGGCTTCGCTCATCGCGGACTTGTTTTTCTCTTTGTTTTTCAAGTCCCTTTCTTCTACCTCTCTACGCCCCATTTTTTTTGCGTTTCTATCAGCAAGCTGGCCGATGGTTTTGGCCTCCTGTCTAACAAAAACTGTAGGTGCGGCAAAGATCTTCTGTAAAGACTCTTCACCGCACTCATCGCACTTAGTAAGGGGATCATCTTCGTATTTTTGATATACGTCTTTAAATTCTGCTCCGCAACTTTCGCAATAGTAGTCATGTAAAGGCATTATGTCTCCAGCGCTCTAAGAACTTGTGCTATGATGTCGTTCCTTTGAATATCTTCATGGGTTAGATTGCAAATTGCAATTCCGTCAATATTGTCCAACTTGCTCATGCAGCTTTCTAATCCGCTTCTACCTCTGTGTAAATCTGTTTGGTTCAGGTCGCCGTTTATTAACACTTTGGAGTTTTGACCCATCCTTGTTATAAACATCTTGATTTGGTCATAAGTGCAGTTCTGCGCCTCATCCAGAATCATATAGGTGTCGTGATAAGTCATACCTCGCATCATTTCTAAAGGTTGAAAAGAAATCTTGCCAAGCTGGTAGAGATCATTATAGTTCACTGGGCCGAGAAAGTGTTTGAAATTTTCTCTCATTGGAACAAGATAGGGGCTTATTTTTTCCTGTAGCTCACCGGGAAGCGCCCCTATCTCTTTTCCTGTACACACCAAAGGTCTAGTAATAATCACTTTTTCAATATCACCTCTGTACAAATGTTGAGCCGCCATACCAGCAGCGACATACGATTTGCCCGACCCAGCAGGACCAGAGCAAAAGATGATATCATTTTCTACTATTCCACGTATGTAATTTTTCTGGTTCTCCGTTTTGGAAGTTAGTATTTTTACTTTGGGTTTTAAGTGAGATTCTCTTTGTTGTCGCCTCTTACGCATATTTACCTCTTGGTTTGAGATTAGAATCCCGTACTACCGAATCCTCCTTCGCCTCTGTCCGATGTTGAAAATTCTGAAACAATTTCGAGGTCAAAATTAGGAACTTCTTGAAATAAAATTTGAGCAATTCTATCACCTTTACGTATTGTGCATGGCTTATTCCCTGTGTTTAACAGGCAAACTTTTACTTCACCTCTATAGCCAGAATCAACCACTCCGGCCAGAACATCTATACCCTTTTTTACCGCCATGCCAGATCTTGGCCAAATTAAGCCAACATGACCATCTGGTATTTCAAATGCAACGCCAGTATAAAAGGCGTGCCTTTCTCCGGGTTTTAGCTCCATTGGGCCTTCAACTGAGTATAGATCCCACCCAGCGTCTGACTTATGAGACTTAGTGGGAAGGTTTGCTAGCAAATCCCAGTCTTTAATTATTTTTACTTTTACTGTTTTGTTGGGGTTTTTGTGTGGCCCAACTGTTACAGTTTTATTTTGATTTCTATCTACCCAAGTAGTAGATCCAGCTCTTTTGTTCGTCATGCCAAGTAGTTGCTCTTGTCTTGCTTTGTTGTCGGGGTTCATAAGCAGTCTCCTAAGTCCATATCTTCAAGATCGTTTTTACTTGCACCAATTTGATAGCTGGTGATTTCATGTTCCTGTGGTGCAACCTGAACAGATTCGCTATTCATCCACGGCTCAGTCCAACCGGCAATGGGGTTTTTACCCACGTTTTCGTATGGAAGTCCAATGGCTTTTCTCCTAGACATGCATAGCCAGTCTATGTATTGATGTACTATTTGCTCACTAAGGCCAATGATTGACCCATCCTTAAACAAGTAGGATGCCCATTCCTTTTCTTCGGACGCTGCATTTTCGAACATCTTGATGGCATCTTCTTGGCATGCCTTAGCGGTAGTGATAAAGCCTTCGCTTTCCTGTGCGTGCAAGATTTTAAGAATCTGCTGCGTATTTGCTAAGTGCAAGGCTTCGTCTCGCTTGATCAATTTGATAATATCGGCATTGCCTACCATCTTTTTGTTTTCTGCAAAGGCAAAGCTGCAAATAAAGCTAACATAAAATCTAACTGCTTCTAAGATATTTATGCTAACGATGGTCATGTATATTTGCTTCTTTATGTCTGACAATTTATTTGTGCTGCATGCCATGCCCATTAGATTATTATAGTCAGATATGGCGCTGCTGGCCCTCTTCATTATCTCCTTGTCTTCGTAAATACCGCCAAATACCTCTGAACTGTCGGCATACACATTTTGAATAATGTAAGAATACGACTGGCTGTGAATCTTTTCAAAAAACTGCCATGTCATGAGACAGGCTTCTAGCTCGGTATTGGTAACGAACTCCAGTACGGTAGGTACTCCACGACAGATCACACTATCCAGCATGGTCTGGTATTTTAGATTAGACGTAAAGATAAACTTTTCATTGTCAGTCAAAGTCTGGAAATCAGCCCGATCTTTCTTGAGTTCAATTTCTTCCGGCCTCCAGAAGTTCATCATCTGTTTGTTGTCAAGATCTTTGAAGATTGGATACTTGACAATATCATATCGTTGCACCCCAAGATCCTTGCCCAGAAAAAGGGGTTGAGTCATAGGATCTACGTTTTTGGTATTAAATATCGTTTTCATCTGCGTTGAAATCCTCAATATTGGTCACTTTGAAATTTTTTAGGGTTATAATATAGTCAGAGTCATATGTCACCGCAATGTCGTAGAAAGCATCTAACCTTAGCTCGTTTAATGGAATTCTATTTTCTGTTCCGGGTTCAAAAGTTTTAACCGAATTTAAACCGAATTCTTTATACGGTGGGGGTGGTGATTCGACGAGTTCGCTCCATGTTTTGTTATCGCCTTTAAAATAAACTTTACGTTCAATCTTGTGGTCCTTATCCAACCAAAATGATACATCTACATCTAAATCTGGTTTTCCTTCGATGTTCTCATACATTTCGAGTGGGCCTGTAGTAAACACTTGAGGAAGATCAAATGTTGTAGATATTCTAAATGAAGGTACACTATCGGCACGAAAAAAAATGCACTCTTTCGTAGGATAATAAATCTTCGGGTTCTTCGCTACGGAAGCTGGAATAGATTTGAATCCAAACGGAAGTGACAATGCTCCAAAAAAAGCACCCACACCTTTATTAAAAGTTCGCCTATCCATCATTTTCCTTTTTTCTTTTTTCTATTCTGTAAATCTTTTTCAATAGCTCTTGTCTTTTCATAGTGTCTTTTGTTTGATCTAGTTCACACCTTGGACACAAAGGCGTTCCAACCGCCTCAAACTCGTCTGTTACTTCCCCACATTCAGGACAATACCACCACTTCGTCATATTGCGCAAGCTCCTGAGTCGCAATTCATTTCTTTCTCTGTTTCTCCATCCCCGTCTGGGGTATTCGCGTAATAAAAGTTTTTGAGTCCGTATTTATAACCCAGAATTTGATCCTTAATTAACACGCTAAGAGGAATATTTCCATCTTCATAATGATTGTAATTGTAGTATAGATTCGTACTCATGCTCATATCAACAAATTTTTGAATGACTGCCGCGATACTAATTATATCCTTGTTGCTCTGGATATCCCAAGCCTTTGTGTAGAAATTTTTTCTATTGTGATAATTCGGCACGACTTGCTTCAGTACACCATTTTTTGCTTTTTTGAATGACAAAAGATTTCGTACAGGCTCTATACCATTGGTACTGTTTTGTATTACGCTGGAAGACTCGCATGGCATGATTGCTGACAGTGTTGAGTGACGCAGACCGTATTCTTTAATTCTCTTTCTAAGCCCTTCCCAGTCCATATTATACTTTGGCTTAACGAGTTTGTCAACCTCTTTTTTGTACCAATCTATAGGAAGCAGTCCGTCAGCATATTTAGTTTCACTAAACTTTGCGCATGGACCAAGCTCTTTTGCAAGATTGCAAGACTCGTTGATTAAATTCCATTGTATTTTTTCCATTACATCGTGAACATGTTGCAGAGCGTCTGGGTCGGAATAAAGAAGCTTGTTCTTTGCCATGTAACCAGCAAAGTTTGTGATACCAATACCCAGCGACCTCCTATTTTTAGTGAAGTTTTCTGCCGCTTTTACTGGATAGTCCTGATAGTCAATGACGGACTCTAGCGATCTAACCGCTTGACGACAGGCAACTTGAATATCTTCATCGCTATTTAGTTCCAGCAGATTCAAGGCTGATAGTATACAGATGCCAATTTCACCTTCTTCGTCAGAAATAGATGATATAGGTTTTGTTGGGTGGATAATTTCCTGACACAGATTGGACATATACACTGGAACATTCCAAGACCCGTTTTCATTGGCGTTGTCGATGTTCATAGAATAAATACGGCCTGTTTCCAGTCTCTCTCTTGCAAAAATTTCAGCTAACTTTCTAGCGGGTATTTTTTTCTTAAATTGAAGAGACCGAGCGTTTTCATACTTTTTGTACAGCTCTTCAAATTTTTCATTGTCTCCAAAAGCTTCGTACAAACCCTTAGCCTCATGAGGGCTGAAAAGAGTAATATCCTCATTTGCAACCAATCGCTCATAGAACAACTTGCAAAATTGAACAGAGTAGTCTAGCTTCCTTACCCTATTATCGTCAGTTCCAGCGTTGTTCTTGAGTACCATAACGTCTTCGATCTCATAATGCCAGAAAGGAATATGAACCGTGGCGGACCCACCACGAAGACCATTCTGGGTTGTAGACTTTACTGCGGTCTCGAAGCATTTTAGATATGGGATAAGCCCTGTGTGAATCACCTCACCCCCACGAATAGGGGAGTTGATTGGACGGATGCGGCCAGTATTTAGACCAATACCAGCACGATTGGCTGTGTATTTCCCGACAGCGTGGACAGACGAAAAGATTCCGTCTAGATCATCGTCAACATCAACCAGTACGCAGCTTGCAAATTGACGCTTGATCGTGCGAACGCCAGCCATGATAGGTGTGGGTAAATTAATCTTGAAAGTTGAATAGCAATCATACGCATCTTTTACCTCTTGTATTGTGTCGGATAGACACATGGCGATAATAAGATAGGCATACTGCGGGGTTTCAAACACCTGCCCAGTCATTCTGTTTTTTACTAGATATTTGTCTACCATCTGCTGCAATCCAGCATATGTATAAAGATCGTCTCTTTTATGATTCATGAAGCCAGCCATCTTGTTGATCGAGGCAGCATCCCATTTCTCTAGGATTCGAGGGTCGTAGATACCATTGTCTACATTAATCTCTATGTGATGTAGAAGCTGTGGGGGTGTACTAGCATGTCCCCACACATCTTTGCGTAGAGACATATTAAGAAGTCTAGCGGCCACATATTGGTAATTGGGACTCGACTCAGAAATCAAGTCGTTGGCAGACTTAATTAAGATTTGATGTATTTCTTTTGAAGAGATTCCATCTCGCAGAGAGAGTTCAGCATTCATTTCAATGTCTGAAACGCTGACTCCATTAATGCCTTCAGTTGCCCATTCTAATACTTTATGGATTTTTTCTACGTTGTAGTCTTCTAGGACGGAGTTACGTTTACGTACTTGCATATTACTTCCTCAAGGTTGCATTAACTTAACACATCAATTATTCTTCGAGCAGGTCAATAACCCACTGTGTTACCCACTTTGCCACATAACTGATTATCGTAGGTAATATTATAGCCCAGATACTGAAGGTCTTAACTTTACTTTTATCAAAATTATCAACAATATACTGATAGCAACAATTGAAATTATCTAGGTATGTTCTGCTGGATTTTACGGCTGCATCTAATTTATGATATTTAGAATCCCATTCAGTTGCCAACTCAAGACACTGCTTGGCTATTCTGTTTCTTTCGCGGTTTTTGAAAGTGTTATTGATTTTTTCTTTAATCAAAACTTTATTGATCATTGTCTATCCATTCGTATTTAAAAGGAATGTCAGGAAAGTTATCCACGATTAAGGTTCCGCCGTCTTCTCTTAGGTCAACACCAGAAACGCCCAAAGAGAGTTTTAAAACCTTTCTAATGATAAGAATTGGTCTGTTGTTTGAGAATCTTATCTTAACACAATCTTGCTGATTGTCAATAGAAATATTTGTATGTCCGTGAATTTTTACACAGAATTTATTGTCAAAACAATACCCATCTGGCGAGCCGAGTATCTTTCGAGCCATGTTAAACGCTTGGTCTATCATTTTTTGTTGTACAGGTTGGCAACCTTAGTCGCACTTTGGTATCCAATTAGCTTGTTGGTTTTCTTGCCGTCTTCGATCAGAATAAACTGAGGCACAGAATTACTCTCTTTGTACTTGTTCCAAAGGTCTTTGTGCTTGTCAATATCCAAGATTCTGATCATAGCGTTTTCATCTTCAGACACAATCCATTCAGATTTTTTCAGAATTGGAATTTGACTGGCTTTGAATCTCGCACAGGGACCACACCACTTGGCTGTGAAGAAAAGCACTTGCTTGGCCCGCTTTACATCTGCGTCATTGTTTTTCGAATGGTAGGGGCAAGGTGTTTTATGACCGTCAAGATGCTCTATGACGCCCGTGCCTTTACATGCGCATTTGTTTACATCTGGATCGATACCATCATTTTTATTTTGCTCTGGCTTTTTGGTAGTGTTGGCTATGAACGCAACAAACCCTTCTGCTTGGTTGGCGTCTATTTTTAATTCAGATCCTCCACCACCAATAGAGAAAGATGGAATGAAGGTTACTAACAAAAGCGCCAATAGAATTATTGTACTTTTTTTCATTATATAATTCTCGTGTTAAGTTTTTGAGGCTTGAATCCCTCGTAGCTTGAAAAAGCCCACGAATCTCCTTCGCTGAATATCCTTTCTAAAACGTCTGCATCTACCCAAAAAGATCCATCAGGTTGGTCGTGACGTTTTGGGCCTCCGTTCCAAGTACCCCACGAGTTTTGAACTAAACCTCCGGGCCTTCTATAGGCATCGTCTACAGCAAGCACCGACATTTGATGATGCCATTCTCCTTCCGGCTTGGCAAAACCCTCTTTGTCTCTCTTCGAGCTAAAACCTTGCGAGCTGGCGATAGTCACGGCGTATCCATTAGCTATTAAGTCTCGACACTGCTCATAAGAATCGACTCTGGAGACAACGAGGATCGGATGCTCTTTGGCCTTTTTAATTAGGCTGCTAGGAACACCAGCACTGCCACGCCCCCAGCTTCTTGCCTTGCTGCCACTATATTTTGTAAGATCTATGTTTCCGTATTTTTGTCTGGGAAGAGCGCCGTACTCGTTAACATAACGAGCGGCCCAAGCTCCGATTGATCCATCGCCACGGAGCCTGCCACCACCTATTTGAACTCGACTACCTGCATAAATATCCTCAGTAGCTGTTTCAGCCACCCAAGTTTCGAAATCTTTTTTAATGTAGATATCTACAGCTTTTACAGCATCAACAGCATAAGCTGCACCTTGAGAAACACAGTCTCCAATAGTTTGGTTTCTGTGGGGAAAGCTGCCGCTTACCTTTCTGATGATATCGTACAATAATACGGTCTGACCTTTGCCAGAATCTTTAATCGGAGACCATACGTCAGAAAATACCGGATGCGGCAGTTCATTCATAACGTCTTCGACTTTTCTTGGATCTCGAACCCAGCCTTGAGGTCTGTCACTCATGCTTAGTAGCCTCTGCTAAATTTTTAAATATTTTTGCAAAATCTAAGCGTTCTTGCTTGGTTGTTAAAGGTTTTGGGTCATCATAGTTGACATCTACCAAATAATTTGACACAGCATCGGTAAAGTCAGGGTACTTCTCTCGATTCCATCCGTAGCTATTTTGAACCCTAGCCAGAATGGGGTCGAATTGATAAGTCCCATCTAATGATTCGCACACCTCTAGATAACTAGCCGCTCCTGCAAATAGTTTGTAAATAGTAGCTTTATCGTCCTTGTTTTCAATTTTTTTGAACTCTTCTGTTATTTTAGACAGGAAAGAGTTAGACTCGTCCGTGGATACAACAGCTACTTCTTCTTTTTCAGTAAAATAACTGCTAAGATTACTCCAAGCGGTTGTAGCAGCCAATACTAAGACAACAGCTAACGCATAAGTTGTTTTATTTATTTTTTGCATCTTTGCCACTGAATAATAGAGTGTTAAGTTTAATTACTAAATCTAAAGCTTCTTGAGACTGTATTTCCTTTGCTCTTGCCTTTAAGTAGGAAAGGCACTGGAAATCTTTTACGCAATATTCGCAGATATCGTCTTTGTTGCATTCATGAGATTCATGATCGTCAGTAATATCAGACACGGTGTGATCACCTTCCTTTCTGGGGAGTAATGAGACAATATCTTTCCAAAAGATAAGAATTGAGCCAGCTATACAGATGCCCATTTGTAAAAAGAATCTAGTGCCATACTCAAAGTCGGGCGTAACATAAGCATATACGCCAAGGCCAATACCGAACAGTATCAAAAGCGTTCCTACAAGCTTGTCCATTTTTTTCCTTTATTTTTTAGTGTTATCCTTCATCCATTTAATTAATGTGTCCAATCCAACGGCCACAATTGGTACAAACAAAATACCTGTTGTTCCCAGATCCAAATCTGAAAAATTTTCTGCTACGTAGGTTAGTGACGCAGCGCCTCCAACCAATAGTGCATTTTTAGCAAGCGCCCAAACATCAGCGCCATTAAGTTTAAATTTCTTAGAGTTCATGATATCTCCTAATAAGGGCTAGTAGGTGTTGTTCCAGTTGGCTGTGAGGTGTCAACACCCATGATTAAAATTTTGAAGCTGGCACCTGATCCAGCAACGTCATTTATGAAAACGAACTTGGACTCGTTCGATATATTGCCATAAGAATCTGTGGTCGCACCGTAGGGGTTGTTGAAGGCCGAAGACGAGTACGGTCTAACCACATTAACCCCGGTCTGTGCGCTAGAAGATCCTAGCAGCCCAGCCAATCCATACGTGCCTGTGTTGCTTACTTCTATGTTAAAACCCTTTGTTGTCGATATATTGTAAACAGACAGGTGCTTAACATTGTCTATTGGTATGCCTCCAGTCACACCCAAGTCTATTTTAAGTACGCCACTTCCATCGTTGTAGAGATCAATAGACTTGAATTCTCCAGAAGAAAGAGTGCCAGATATTGTAACGGCTGTATTAATTTGAAAGTCGCCGGTTCCGTGGGTATAAGATGATGTAATAGTTTGACTGTCCTTGTCTGTATTACTCACATTGCCATAACTATCAGTTACGGTGTAGTTTACCCTATTATTAAAACTCGCACTTGCATTAATTGTCATTGTTGCGATTCCGTATTTCTGTCAGAATTGTTCCAAATTTTTGATTCATTGTTTCTTGTAAGTGACTATTGTTTGTCACTATACTGTCTTTTACCGTGTCCAGTTTTTCATCCAAGCTATCAAATTTAGTTTCTAAGTTTTCCAACCGCATGTTGATTTGATCGTTCACTTTTTGCTCCAGCATCGCTAGTTTTTTGCTATGTTGAAATACCGTATAAAACATCCAAGTCACGAATGGTATCAAAAATGTACCAACGATATTGGCAAAATCTTTAAAAACGGCCCACGTATTAGTATCTTCAGTCATTTAATCACCAAATAATAAAAGCCCCCGCTAGGCAGGGGCTAGTTGCCTTAATTACTCAGCGCCGCTACGCCCTTTATATTCATCTTGAATTGGGTTAGGCGATCCATCTTGATATGTCAATTCACCCGGAACTGCCATGTATGTGACGAAAATTGCGTCATCATCAGCATTCTGAGCGTTGTTTGTCGTCTTGACGTAATTGACATTGTTGGTTGTAGGAGCAACAGACCAGTTGGTTCTTTGACCTGCAATACCCACAGCACGCCAATACCCAGCTCTCCACGCCGTAGATGTTTTCGCACCCTTGGATTTGTTGGAGACATTTCTATGCGGGTAATTATCTGCCATACCATTAATCAGCAACACGTTGCTTGCAGTGTTGTTGATCTTTGTAGCAGATCCTCTGATCATAAACTGGACCTGATTAAAGGCAAATGTCCCAGTAGATGAAATAGAGGTTGTTGCATTATAGGCG